TACTTGCTGTCCCATGTTATATTTGTATTATCAAAAGTTGTTATGTTATTATCAAAAGTTATTGAAGGTGATCCAAACTGGCTTAAAAAAACTGTGTAAACCTCTGGACCAGTAAAGACTATGTTAAGGTTTCGTATAGTTTCAAAACTTTGTGTAACGTTAATGGTTACAACATCGCCTGTAGTATTTACTGTTACCCAGTCAGTGCCAAAACCTAAATCAGTTAATGCTATTGTATAGCCAAGTTTTGCGTTTGGTACATTGTATTTTAAAGACTGGGCATCAGTATTTAATACAATACTTTTAGGAATTAAAAACCCAGTACCTAAAATATTATCAAAGCCATTTATAAGCTCCAATACTGTAGCACCATTAAGTATATTGTAGCCGTATTTGTTTATTCTATAGTCATTGCTGCCTATGCGTATAACATCGTTTAATTCTAATTTAGTAACAATATTTACAGGCAAAACAGCTCTGTATGTAAAAGTTCGCCTTTTTATGTTAAAAATGGCCTTTATGTAATTTTCGTAATGATTTTTATATAAAGTGTTTGTTATCTGCGCGCCATCCCAGTTACTAAACTCTGCTTCAAATAAAGTGCTATGTAACGCAGAAGTTAACGTACTGGCGTGAGAAGGTACATTTATTGGAGCGTTCCAGATACTTCTAGCCCCTAAATTGTCAACAAAGGCAATATCTCTTGATCCTAAATTTTGTAAAGATACGTAGTGTATATTTGGCGCTGTATCTACTGGTTCTATCGTTTCGTCTGCAACTGTTGCTGTAACTACATTTGTAATCTCTCCATCGTTTTGATCCTGTAACCTCTCGTATACAAATTGCTCAAAAGGCAATTCCATTTCTAAACTATCACCATCTAAAAGTTTGCCGTTCTCATCTTCTAACCTAACAAGACTATCGCCAAAACCTCTGTTATTGGTACTCCTAAATTGTTCTGCAAGTATCGTTTCACCTTCTTGAAATTTAATATCTATTTCATTAAGTATCTCACCTCTTTGTACTTCGTTTTTTTCGTTATCAATGTATTTTGTTACATCATATCTTTCGCCTTGATCGTAATATGATTGCAAGGTATTTACATACAAGGTGCCGTCATCCTGTGGTATAACAACTAACTTATACATATTAAAAAGACCTTTTAACAGATCAATTATTTCTATATCTGGTATTTGCTGAGATACACTAAAGATAGATTGTGTTGTACTTGCAGATCCATAAGTATAGGCCGTTGTGTTTGGCCCTCCAGTATCAACTCTAAATTGATACAACTCAGAAGTATACTGAAATTCATTAATACTCTTAATAGCAAAGCTTAAATTCCAAATAGTAGCGGCATCACTACTTATAAAAGACTGTGTTAAATTAACTCCATCTACGTTGTCCTCAACCAAATACTCTTCGCTCCCATTGTACCAAATAACTGTATAAGGCACCTCTTCAAATCCAGAAACAGGGGTTATTGTTAAGTTAATTATGAAGTTAATATCATCATCAGAAGCAGAAGTGTTTGAAGTTTCGTAAGCCCCAATATTTGTAAACTCGTTCATGAAGGTAAAGTCTCCAGAATCCCAATCTATAATTTGTGGAAACCCTCCAGCCGGTGTATTTGCATCTGGTTTTAACCACATATACAAATTTTCAAATTCACTGGTTCCGAAAAAATCCCTTGAAAACACAATAGGGTTCTCATAAGATCTTGAACCAACTACAACAGAAGTAACTGTACCGTCAAAAAAAAGTGCTGAGTTGGCATTAAAAACTGTAGTACCTACATTTCCAACTTCGTCTGCTGTTATAGTTATAAGCGTATTTGCAACTGTTGAAGTAAAGCCTGTTACATTTGTATTTATGTATGTATTTATTTGCGTTGCCGCATTTGTTAAACTGCCGCCTACACTTGTAACCGGTATTGAATATTGAATATTATTTATAATTAAAACAGCGTTGCCTCCTAAAGATCCAGCCCCAGAAGTTATATTAATAGTATCTACTTGTATTGTACCAGCGCTGTATTTTGTCTCAATAGCCTCAATGATTCTAATAAGTTTTAAAGATGGGTTTATATCATCCCATAAAACCCCTGTACCACTTCCATTGTACGCGATATTTATTTGGTTTTCGTCAAAATCTCCAACGTTTGCGTTGCTGTTATAAAAGTATCTTTTACCAGTCTGTAGGCTGTAGATTATATCTTTATTAAAAAGGCCATCTTGAAGGCCCAAAGCTACATTATATGAATTATAATCGTGATCGTATGCTGTTAGATCAAGTGAAGATATTTTGTCTTTTCCTAGCGTCTCTGAAACGTCAACAAGGTTTCCAAAAAAGTTAACTGTGTAACTTACTGCAACACCTTTTTTTACGTTAACCTTATACAGTCTAAACTTACCAATTTTAAAAGGTATACCATCAATTTCAATTCTGCCTTCTACCTTTGTTCTGGCATCAAAACCGTTATCAATGTTTGCATTATACCAGTGCTTAAATAAAAGATTGTTTGATTTGCTGGCTGGTACTGAAAATGTTTTTGAATAGTCACCTGTATTTTTGGTTATATCGCTCACATCTAAAACAGAGCTAACAACAGTTACCGCTTCGTCTTTGTATTGATCTACTTTTGTATTTCCTATATAAATTTCTACCACTAGATATTATTTATTTGGTTGTAGCTATAATCAAAATTAAGATCATAATTAATAAGTCTTTCCTTTTGTCTGGTCTTGTATGTGATACTTTTACTTGAAATGTTTATAGGCGTAAATTGATCATTTTCGTATATGTAAATTCTTTCACTAAGTAAAAGTTGCCTAAAAACTTCGTTGCTACTCTCATCTATATAACCACTGTTTGCACTAAAAGAAGTTCGACCTTGTACATCAAATCTAACAAACTGGTGAAACCCATCAGAAGGCTGTAATCCAGATCTTTCAAACTGGCTGCTATCAGTGGCCATCCTCTCAATGCGTTCTTTAAAAAATGTAACGTTCTGCAATGCGCCATCTTTATTTTGAAAACAAATATCTATTGGCGTATACTTGCACTCATCCTCAATATATAAGCTTACTGTCTTAATAAGAAGATTGTTTGTATATGTTACTTCTATAGAAGTATCAGTTAAAGCCTCGCTAACATCTACCCAGATATACTTAACTAAATCGTCTGAATTTGTTGTGTTTGGTATAAGAAAATTTGAGCTTATTTCATTTGTAGGAAAACTATTTACTACTATTGAACCATTATTTGTGCCGTTTTCGCTTAGTAATATTGGCACTATAAAAATTCCATCCCTGTAAGCTTTATACTCTTGTGCTGGGATCAATATATTTGGTGAGCTAATACCATTATTAACGCCCTCGTTACCATAACTATAGCCAAGAGACATAAGCTCTGTAGAAATATTTTGAGCTGTTGTACTATCTGCTGGATCTGTTGTCTCGTATGTTGTATATGTTTGTACCCATTTTTGATTTTCGCCATTTAATATAGCTGTAGAAGATCCACTTTGGGGTTCAAATTCTATAAAATCATTTACAATTCTGGATATGTTTATTTTGTCACTCGCTACAGCAAAACCTAAACCACTGTTATTGTCTTTTGTTATTTGGTAGCTAGCTGTAGAAGGCGGCGAAGTAACGAGGCCACTCCATACTTTTATATACAAAGTGTAACTTGTGCAAACCAAACCTGTATTTGGTGAGCTTAAAGGCGTTGTTACGTAATATGGGCTTAAAGATCTTATCATGGTTACTCTTTTAAACTAGATTCTAAAAAGCTTTTTACATCTATTGAAAACGCCTTCCTTAAATCAACTCTTAATTTATTAAATTCTTTATAAAATGGTTTTGTAAAGAAATTGGTAGTTTCTAAACCTGTATGCCATACACTATTTGAGATCGCAAACATTAAACTTTTTCTTGTTGTAAACTGTCCTTTTTTATTTCTTGGTGCCAATCCTTTTAAGACGGTCCAATTATTAAAATGTTTTGGAGCCGGTCTGTTTTCAATTCCTTCTTTGTAGCTAAATTTATTATTTGTAACGTTTTTTAACTCCCAAGTATCACCATCTGCTTTTTTGCCTCCAATACCCTTAACCCCATAGTCAACAAATTTCCAATAATCCTCTAAGAAAAAAGATAACTCAAAACCGCTTTTTTCCATCTTTAAAAAGCTGGTTATAGATTCTGACAAACCACCGCTTGCGTTTTTATCTTTTGCAGCCAAATTGTTTTTAGCTTGAATCTCTACGCTATCTGAAAATAACTTTAAGGTTTTTGTTAGCTCTATCTGGTCCATCTATAGGCAAATATCAAATTCTGAAATTGGCATCTCTACATCAAATTTTATTTCCCAGCCATCTAATAAATTTTTATCTGAAAAGGTGATCTTTGTAAACTCTGGATTTTCTGAGGCTGTAACATTATTGTTTACAAAATCCCTGTGCAACTTAACCCAGATCTCATTTATACAAGATAGTGTTTGGTTATGGTTGTCAACTTCATTATCATTTAACCAAAATTTATCGTTTACGATCTCCTTGTTTATATCTCTAATATCCAAACATTGCATACTTACATTAAACGCTACTGTAGCATTGCTGGTAAAGCTACCAGTTAGTATATCAATATTAAATAATGGAAATATATTTCCCTTGTTCAAATCAATATCTTGGCCCCTTGTGATTGTATTAATATAGTCTGTTTGGGCAGCGCTATTTTTAATCTGGGTTAGTAATCTTGTGTATGCGTTCATATCTTATAATTCTGTAACGTTTCCTTTTTTTCTTAACCTTGCTTCTAACTTCTGTTTGTCTAGCCTGTGGGCCAAAAATATGTGCATTTCATGTACACTTTTTTCTAAAACAGCATCTATCCTCAAAATATCATTATCTGCTAAATCTGCTATTGTTGCGTACCATCCCCATTTTTCGAAATAGCTTGAAGCTCGTTCACCTTCGCCTGTACCGCTATTGTATATTTCTGGGTAGCTATCCTTAATTCCTTCGATAAATTGTAAAAAAAAACCAGCGCCCCATTTACTATACTAAGTGGTGTATACTTCATTAACTCTGCATACTGTTTGGTTCCTGTGTATGGTTCTATCTCATAATTGCCAAAGAAATCTTTGCTCTTAATTGGCCTAAATAATACAGCCATAACCTTGTGCATATTTTCAATAGTTGTACCATGCGTTGAAAGATCAACATATTCACCAGTGCTAATATCATTTAGGTTTGGTATAAATCCAAACTCAACACCATTAATTTTGAAGGTACTTTTAAATTCTGCTTCCTGTGTTAGTGCTAAAGTTATCTGGGCCACAATAAGCTCATAATCTTTATAGGCCACCTTTTCAATATCTCTAAATTTTAGATCTGTAAAAATAGATATAAGCCTTTTGTTAAAAGATATTTCGTCTAAATCTTCACGCCCTACTAAAACAGTATATTTTTGGTACTGGTCCAAAGTGATATCTTCTATATTTTCTGGTAGCTTTAACTTCATATATTAAAAACGATTTTTTTTGTTTATTGTTATTTATCTAATCTCAACACCTGTAGAACCTCCTAAATTATATGTGACGTTGTAACGAATCGCATCAATGGCATGATTAAAATCGTCTTTAAAAAGTTTGCTGCCTTTGTCTGCATACACATAATTATTTAACTCCTTTGCTATGTTTTGGCTGTCATGATCAACAACAATTTCGTAGTCCTGCATTAAGGCAATACCTAAAGAAATACTACCAGCTCCTTTTTCACATGGTACAATATTTATTTGCTGTCTGCTAAGTTCGTTTATAAGTCTGGGTTCTGCACTATCTGCAACAATTAAAGATGTGCCGCAAATCTCTTTGTTTATATATGCTATTTGTGTTGTTGT